GGAGTATGGTTATAACTCTGATTATGATTTTATAGTAATAAGTAAAACTGGACAAATTGGACAAATCATTGAAATACAAAATCTCAGGATTGCTTTACCAGCAACAAATGAACCGTTTAAACGAAGCGAAAAAAAAGCGGAACAACACTGGGAAAAGCAAGAGTATCCAAAAGAATTAAACAGAATTAAAAGTAGGTTTGATTGGGAAGAATATCCAGCTGAATTTAAAGAAAAGTGGTACGATTATATAGATGAAGAATTTAAAAGAAGAGAACAAGGTTACTGGTTCTATAATAACGGTACTGCTACTTATATTACTGGTACTCATTACATGTACTTACAATGGTCAAAGATCGACGTTGGAGCACCAGATTACAGAGAAGCAAATAGATTATTCTTTATATTTTGGGAAGCATGCAAGGCAGATAACAGATGTTACGGAATGTGCTACCTTAAAAACAGACGGTCTGGATTTTCATTTATGTCCTCAGCAGAACTTGTTAACCAAGCGACAATATCAAGTGATGCCAGATTCGGTATATTATCTAAATCTGGATCAGATGCTAAAAAAATGTTTACAGATAAAGTCGTACCAATATCCGTTAACTATCCGTTTTTCTTCAAGCCGATCCAAGACGGTATGGATCGTCCTAAGACAGAACTGGCGTATAGGGTTCCGGCTTCAAAGCTTACTAGAAGAAAGCTTGAGAGTAATGAGCAACTAAAAGAGCTAGACGGACTTGATACAACTATTGATTGGAAAAACACTGGTGATAACTCTTATGATGGTGAAAAGCTAAAACTACTAGCTCATGATGAAAGTGGTAAATGGGAGAGGCCTGATAATATATTAAATAACTGGAGAGTTACAAAAACAACACTAAGGCTAGGATCAAGAATCGTAGGCAAGTGTATGATGGGCTCAACTTCAAACGCATTAGATAAAGGTGGAAACAACTTCAAAAAGTTATACTATAATTCAGACGTTACAAAACGAAATCGTAACGGACAAACTTCTTCTGGACTCTATTCTATGTTCATCCCTATGGAGTGGAACTACGAAGGATTCATGGATTCTTACGGATCACCTGTTTTCATTAGAAAAGAAAATCCAGTCAAAGGAGTCGACGGTTTTGAAATTACAACAGGCGTTATCGAGCATTGGCAAAACGAAGTCGAAGGTTTAAAAAACGATCAAGACAGTTTAAATGAATACTATAGACAATTCCCAAGAACAGAGCAGCACGCTTTTAGAGATGAGTCTAAACAAAGTTTATTTAATTTAACTAGAATATACCAGCAAATAGATTATAATGCAGAGTTTAATAATGAAACTAGTGTCACAAGAGGTAAATTTATATGGAAAGGTGGAATTAAAGATACTAGCGTACAGTTTGTACCAGATAAAAATGGAAGATTTTTAATATCTTGGGTGCCGCCATTAAATTTACAAAATAGAATAATATTAAAAAATGGTATTAAACACCCTGCTAACGAGCACATGGGGGCTTTCGGATGTGATAGTTATGATATTTCTGGTACTGTTGATGGTAAAGGCTCTAATGGATCCCTACATGGATTAACTAAGTTTTCCATGGAAGATGCGCCACCAAATCATTTTTTTTTAGAATATATAGCTAGACCTCAAACAGCTGAAATATTCTTTGAAGATGTTTTAATGGCTTTAATATTTTACGGTATGCCTTTACTTTGTGAAAATAATAAGCCTAGATTACTTTATTATTTAAAGCGTAGAGGTTATAGAGGGTTTTCAATGAATCGTCCTGATAAAATTTGGAACAAGCTTTCAACAACAGAAAAAGAAATAGGTGGAATACCTAACTCAAGTGAAGACATTAAGCAAGCGCACGCTGCAGCGATAGAATCTTATATAGAAGAATATATAGGATTAAACAATGAAGAATACGGAGACATGTATCTTCAAAAAACATTAGAAGATTGGGCTATATTTAATATAAATAATAGAACTAAACATGATGCTACTATAAGCTCTGGTTTAGCTATTATGGCTTGTAACAAAAATAGATACAAACCTGTACCTGATTTAAAAAGAAAACCTGTCTATCTTGGTATAAAAAGATATGACAACAAAGGTAGCATTTCAAAAATTATAAAATAAATATGGCACAAATTTATACTAGCAACAATAGTTCATTTCCAAATCAAGTTGTTTCTGATGCTGAGAAAGCAACAGAAGAATATGGCTTGGCTGTAGGTAGAGCTATAGAAGGCGAATGGTTCAGAAACTACAGAGGAGGAGCTGGTATGTCTGGTTATGCTGTTAATTATCAAAACTATCATAATTTAAGATTATATGCTAGAGGCGAGCAGCCTGTTCAAAAATATAAAGATGAATTGGCGATTGATGGAGATTTATCTTATCTTAATTTAGACTGGAAGCCAGTACCTGTTTTAGCTAAGTTTGTTGATATAGTTGTGAATGGTATAACAGACAGAAGTTATGAAATAAATGCTTTTGCACAAGATCCAGTTTGCTCTAGACAGAGAACTGAATATGCAAGAGGATTAATGACAGATATAGTTGCTAAAGATTTTTTACAAGAAGCTAAAGCTGTTTTAGGGGTTAATGGTTTTAATTCAAAAGATCCTGACTCTGCTCCACAAGATAAAGAAGAATTATCTGTACATTTACAAATGGATTTTAAGCAAAGTGTTGAAGTTGCTGAAGAAGAAGTTATAAATCAAGTTTTAGAATATAACAAGTACGATTTAACAAGACAAAGAATAGCTTACGATTTAACAGTGCTAGGTATTGGTGCGGTTAAAACTAGATGGGATAGATCTAGAGGTGTTGTAGTAGAATATGTAGATCCAGCAAGATTAGTTTATTCTTACACAGAAGATCCTAACTTTGAAGACATATACTACGTTGGTGAAGTTAAGTCTATTTCTTTACAAGATTTAAAAACTCAATTCCCAGGTCTCACTGATGAAGAGATGGAAACTATACAGAAGTATCCAGGTAATGCAGAATACTTAAGAAACTGGAGTGGAAGATCTGATGATCTTACTGTTCAAGTTTTGTATTTTGAATATAAAACTTATTCAGATCAAGTATTTAAAATCAAGAAAAACGCTTATGGTCTTGAAAAAGCATTAGAAAAACCTGACACTTTTAACCCGCCTGAAAATGATAATTTTGAAAGAGTATCTAGAACTATAGAAACTCTATATTCTGGAGCTAAAATACTAGGACACCCTATGATGCTGCAATGGAAATTAGCAGAAAATATGACTAGACCTGTTTCAGATACTACTAGGGTTTATATGAATTATGCTATATGTGCACCTAGGATGTATAAAGGTAGAATAGAATCTTTAGTATCAAGAGTAACTGGTTTTGCCGATATGATACAATTAACACATTTGAAGATACAGCAAGTATTATCTAGAGTTGTGCCTGATGGTGTGTTTTTAGATGTAGATGGACTAGCAGAAGTAGATTTAGGCAATGGAACTAATTATAATCCTAGAGAAGCTCTTAATATGTATTTTCAGACTGGTAGTATTGTAGGTAGATCTAACACTCAAGAAGGTGATCCTAATAGAGGTAAAGTTCCAATACAAGAGTTACAGACTGGATCAGGTGGTTCTAAAATACAATCACTAATACAAACTTACCAGTATTACCTACAGATGATAAGAGATGTAACGGGACTAAACGAAGCTAGAGATGGTTCTCTTCCAGATAAAGCTTCGTTAGTAGGCTTACAAAAGCTAGCTGCTGCTAATTCAAATGTAGCTACAAGACACATACTTCAAGGTCAATTATTTTTAACTTTAAGAGCTTGTGAAAATATATCATTAAGAGTGGCTGATTCTTTAAAATTTCCTTTAACTAGAAATTCACTAGAAAATAGTATATCACAATACAATGTAGGAACTTTAGACGAACTAGCTAGTTTAAATATTCATGATTTTGGTATATTCTTAAATTTAGAACCTGATGAAGAGGATAAAGCTAAACTTGAAGAAAATATACAAGTAGCTTTAAAATCAGGTCAAATATTCTTAGAAGATGCTATAGATATTAGAGAAGTTAGAAACATACAACTAGCCAATCAGTTTTTAAAGTATAGAAGAAAGAAAAAACAAGAAGCAGACCAAAAAGCTCAACAAGCTAATATTCAAGCTCAAGCTCAAGCTAATCAGCAAACTGCAGAAAAAGCCGCAATGTCAGAGGTTCAAAAACAGCAAGCGTTAGCAGAAACAACTTTACAAATAGAGCAAGGTAAATCTCAATTTGAAATACAGAGAATGCAGGCACAAGCTCAAATAAAAAGAGAGTTAATGGAATATGAGTTTGGATACAGTGTTCAACTTGAGAAATTAAAAGTAGATAGAGAAAAACAAAGAGAAGAATTTATAGAAGATCGTAAAGATAAAAGAACTAGAATATCAGGTACTCAGCAAAGTGAAATGATTAGTCAACGTAAAAACGATAGTGGCCCAACTAACTTTACTGAAACTGAAAATCCTGAAGGTCTAGATTTAAGTGCATTTAACATGTCTTAAATATTATTAATTATTATATTATATTATGTCAGAAACAATTCAAGATAAAAAGGCAGAGCCTTTAAAAATAAAAAAACCAAAAAAGCTAGTTAACAAAATTAATGAAGATATTAAAGTAGATTTAACTAAAAAACCAGAAAATCAAAAAGATGTTATTGAAGATAAAAAACCAGTTGAAGTTATTAATACTGAAAAACCTAAAGATAGTGAAGAAAAATCTAATGAAAACGAGAGTGTTGAAACGCCCGTATTAGAGTCACCTATTAAAGAAATACAAAGAGTAGAAGAAAAAACAATTACTCCAGAGCCAGTTTTAGAAACAAAGCCTGAGGTTGTTATGCCTGAAAATATAAACAAACTAGTTTCTTTTATGAAAGAAACAGGTGGTACTATAGAAGATTACACTAGGTTAAATAGAGATTATTCTCAGTTAGATGAAAATTCCTTACTAAGAGAATATTATAAAAATACTAAACCGCATTTGGATCATGAAGAAATATCTTTCATAATGGAAGACAGTTTTACTTATGACGAAGAAGCGGATGAAGAGCGAGATATAAAGAAAAAGAAACTTGCCTTCAAAGAAGAAATTGCAAAAGCCAAAAGCTTTTTGAAAGAAACAAAAGAGAAATATTACGACGAAATCAAGTTGAGGCCCGGCGTAACTCAGGAACAACAAAAAGCAATGGATTTTTTCAATAGACACAACAAAGAACAAGAGAAAGTTAAACGTATTCGCGATAACTTTGAAGCAGACACTAAAAAGTTGCTAAACGAAAATTTTGAAGGTTTCGATTTTAACGTTGGCGAAAAAACTTTTAGATATAATGTTTCAAACCCTAGCGAAGTCGTTGAAAAACAATCAAGCTTAAGTACGTTTGTTAAGAAGTTCTTAAACAAAGAGGGTGAGATTAGTGATACTGCAGGCTATCATAAGGCTGTTTACGCAGCTAGAAACGCTGACACTATAGCGCAACATTTTTATGAGCAAGGCAAAGCTGACGCTGTTAAAGATGTATTGGCTAAATCTAACAATATAAATGCAGAGCCAAGGAGTAATCCTACAGGTGATGTATTTATTGGTGGATTAAAAGTGAGAGCAATAAATGGAGTTGATAGTTCTAAGTTGAAATTTAAAACAAAAAAAAAGAACAATTAATAAAAACTAAAAACATATAATTATGGCTTTTAATGTAGGCGGAAGTTTTCCGGCATCAATTGTCCCAGCTCAAAATAGATTAGCTTTAAACACTAACTATTTAGACTTTACAGGTAATGCTGCGGGCGGAGATCCAGTAAACAACTTCGCACAACAATATCTACCTGAGCTTTACGAAGCTGAGATAGAAAGATATGGAAACAGAACAATTTCTGGTTTCTTAAGAATGGTAGGCGCTGAGATGCCTATGACATCGGATCAAGTAATATGGTCTGAACAAAATAGACTACACGTAGCATACAAAGATTCTACTGTTTCTGTTCCAGGTGGTTTAGCTGATGCTGATATTAGGTTAACACTTAATTTAGCTACTGCTCAACCAGATGTGGTTGCTGCTTCACGAAGAGGAGCTGTTAGACAAGGGCAAACAGTTTTAATTTCTGACGTTGCTACTGGTCTTATAGTACAAAAAGGTTTAGTGCAAGCTGTAAATAGCTCTGCTAACAATATGCTAGATCAATTAGAAGTTAAATTCTACGGAACTGCTACTAATGCTTTACCAATTACTGCAAGTGGTGTAAACGTGTTTGTTTACGGTTCTGAATTTGGAAAAGGTGCTATCGGCATGGAAGGATCTATTCAACCAGCTTTCACACAGTTTAGTAATAGACCAATGATTTTAAAAGATAATTTTGAAATTAATGGTTCTGATACTGCACAAATTGGTTGGGTTGAAGTTTCTACTGAAGATGGTCAATCAGGTTATTTATGGTATCTAAAGTCTGAGTCTGAAACAAGATTAAGATTTGAAGATTACTTAGAAATGGCTATGGTTGAATCAGAAGATATGTACAATGCTGCTTATACTGAAGCTGCTAATGCTGTACAATATCAATATGGTGGAACTGCTAATGCTGCTCTAACAACTAACATTCAAGGTTCTGAAGGTTTATTTGCCGCTATTGAAGCAAGAGGTAACGTATACTCTGGTTTTGCTGGTGCTGCTGCTCCTGGTTCAGGTGCATTAGGTGATTTTGATGAAATACTCAAAAACTTAGACAAGCAAGGTGCCATTGAAGAAAATATGTTATTCTTATCTAGAGCTACTGCTCTTGATTTTGACGATATGATTGCTGCTGTTAACGGTGGATTTGCTTCTACTCAAGCTGCTTCTTATGGTTTATTTGAGAATGACGGTGACATGGCTCTTAACTTTGGTTTCTCAGGGTTTAGAAGAGGTTCTTATGACTTCTACAAAACTGACTGGAAATATTTGAATGATGCTTCTTTAAGAGGTATGGACAAAGAAATCGATGGTGTATTAGTACCTGCTGGAACTACTACAGTATACGATCAAATGTTAGGATCAAATATCAGACGTCCTTTCTTACATGTAAGATATAGAGCTTCTGAAACTGAAGATCGAAGAATGAAGTCTTGGATTACTGGCTCTGTCGGTGGTGCATATACTGATACTTTAGATGCTATGACTGTAAGTTTCTTATCTGAAAGATGTTTAGTAACTCAAGCTGCTAATAACTTCGTGTTATTTAAAGGAGCTTAATTAATTATTAACATTTAAAAATTTAAGAAAATGGGATATATAAAATTCAGAAAAACAGCTTCTACTAATGGTGGTAGAGCTGATTTAATACCTTGTGACGATGTAATGCACGTAAGTGTGCCAACCGCTACAGGTGTTGTCTTAACGTTTGGAGAAAACACGGCGGTAGATACTGCCACGTTGCTTTATCCATCACAGTCTGACTTTAGCACAATAAGAGATGCTATAAATGATGCTATAGAACTAGGTAATGGAGCTTCTGGCCCTGCTATCACAGTTGATATGGTTGATATTACATCAATTACTATTGCTTAAAAACAATAATAAGATCCCGCTTCGGCGGGGTCTTTTTTTAAATAAAATAAATGGGTTTTATAAATTTAGGTACTAGAGTAGGTCTTGGCACAACAGCGGAGCCATATGAGATTAATTATAACAGGAGAAGAGTTGTTAACTGTGATGATATATTACTGGTTTCTGGTGCTGGATCTGGTGGAGCAATAGAAACACTAATAATTACTATTACTTATAAATATCATATAGTATATTCACCAACGCCACAAGTGTTGACAAATGACATAACTTATCAAACTAGAAGTGGTTATGATTTAGAGTTTAGTCTTAACGAGTATATTGATTTATTTAGTGAAGTTATAACTTCAGCAAGTAATATTCCCACAGCAATGATAAATGCTCCTTTAGTAAACGAGTTTGATCCACTTACAATCCAACCTTACACACTTAACCCTTTAAGTGGGGCTAGATCTTTTGGTCTTAGTGCTGGAATTAGCTAAAACAAATTTTTAATTATTATATTATATTATATTATGGAAACAAAAGAAAAGAAAAAACCTCAAGTAAAACAAGATACTTGGGAATACAAAGATAGAAATTATTATCTATTAAGAGATAAAAATCCTCTTACATATACTTTACCTTCTAAACACTCTCAAAAATATCCACTAGTTTGGTTTGACCCAGAAGCTGGTTATGAAAGAGAATTAAGATATGCTACTAATCATAAAAGTATATTCGTTGATGAACAGAAAGGTAACGTTACTTTAAAACATATTATGTTTGAGATGGGACATTTAATGGTTCCAAAAGAAAAAAGAAATTTACAAGAGTTTCTTGAGAAACACCCTCACAAAGAAGTTGTTTTTACAGAACATGACTCTGTTGTTGAAGCTGAAAGTCATCATGATTATTTAGAAATGGAATTAGCTGCTATGAATATGGCTTATGAAATGGATATAGATCAAGCCGAAGCAATATTAAGAGTTGAAAAAGGATCTAGTGTTAATAGCTTAAGTTCTAAAGAATTAAAAAGAGATTTGTTGCTTTTTGCAAGACAACAGCCAAATCTTTTTATAGAATTATCTAATGACGAAAATGTTGTTCTTAGAAACTTTGCTATTGTAGCTACAGAAAGAAACATTATTTCTTTAGCTCAAGATCAAAGAACTTTTAAATGGGCTTCTAATGGACGTAAACTAATGACAGTACCTTTTGATGAAAACCCTTATTCAGCTATGGCTGCTTGGTTTAAAACAGATGAAGGACTTGAAGTTTATAAATCTATAGAGAAAAAACTCAAATAACAAGTGATTATAAATAAGGGTGGTTTTATCGCCACCCTTTTTTTTTAAAAATATTAAAATGGCAATGAACGTAAACACGGTATATACAACGGTATTAAGCATACTGAATAAAGAGCAGCGTGGTTATTTGACTCCAGATGAGTTTAATAAAATAGCTACTCAAGTTCAGTTAGAAGAGTTTGAAAAGTTTTTTGAAGACTACAACCAGTATTTACGTATGCCAAAAACAGATGAAGAGTTCGCCTCAAGAGTTGATCATATTAGAGAAGAGTTTCAAGTGTTTGAGAAAACAGAAAATGCTTCTGCTCACGTTGGTAACGTATACACTCAACCAACAACATTACATAGATTTGGATCTGCAACATACACAAAAGCAAACGGACAGCCAGCTATTGAAATAGTAAGCTCTAGAGAATATAGAGAACAAGTATTATCCCCATTGCTACAACCTAGCATGAATTTTCCTATAGCAAAATATCAAGAAAATAAATTAACAGTATTTCCACCTTTAACGTCTTTCTCAAGTTCTGACGTTAGTTTTAATTATATTAGAAAACCTGAAGATGTTAGATGGGGTTATACAATAGGCTCTTTAGGCCAATATATATATGACAATAGAGCTTATGAGCCTACAGGTATAGCTTTAGCTAGTTTAAACACTTCAACTAATTTTACAAACAATGGTGCTGGTATAACAATAACACAAACCCCGCCAAGTGGTGAAAGTTCCGTAGCTTACACTTTAACGCAGAGCAATAATAGCTCTACAGGGTGTTTTTGTTTTACTTCTAGTGGTAGTGGCACTGGTGCAGAAATAACAATGACAGTTACAGGCGCCACTAGCGATGGTAGTCAACAAGTAGTAACTATATCTAATGCAAATACTAACATAGTAGTGACTGACTCTGGTTCAGGCTATGCGGCTGGTACAAATTTACAAATTCCAATTAATTCATTTACTACAGGAAGTCCTTCAGCGGCTATTATTATAAATATAGCTAGTAACAACTTAATAGGTGGTACTGGTCAAGGTTCAAAACAGTTTGAAATTAGTGATAGTTTACAAACAAACCTTACATTAGGTATTTTAAAGTATGCTGGAGTAATAGTAAAAGATACTCAAGTTATTCAAGCCGCTAGTGGATTACAGCAACTTGATGAACAAAATTCAAAAAAATAAAATATGGGTTTAATAAAACAAACTAGCTCTGAGTATTACGAAGGAGAAGCAGTATATAATCCTACGGGAACTGCAACTAATGCGGTTGTTTGGCCAAGCAGTTTAACACCTTTAATATGGGACGCTAGCGCTACGCCTACATCTGTTAATAACTTTAAAGTATTTGTTGATGGTGTAGAACAATACCCCACGCTAGATCCATACAACTTAAGTCAATCACTGTCAACTTCTATAGTTAACGGTGTAAGAACTCAAACTTTAACTTTAACTTCGCAACAAGACGTAACCAGTATAATTCAAAACACCACAGCAACTGGATTTGTTATAGGCCAAAACTATACAGTTACAAATGCTGGAAGTCAAGTAGGTGTAGGTACAGGTTTAATTCTTCAAGCTACTAGTACTACTGGGGCTATGACAATATTTAGCGATGGTGGTGGTTATATCAGCGGTGACACTATACAAATAACTGGACAAGGCGTTACAGGAACTGCGACATATACAATAGGTACAACTAAAACATGGATACCAACAACATCCATAATAACAGTTAGATTAATAAACTCTTCACTTTGGGATAATTATAAAAGTTATCAATACGTCAATTTAAAAGATATTGTAAATAATTTTATGGTTGCTTATGTAGGTACAGACAAACTTATACCTAGAGTAAAAAGATCTGATGTTATATTCCATGCTAAAAGAGGTTTACAAGAATTTAGTTATGATACGTTAAGAAGTGTTAAGTCACAAGAATTAACTATACCACCTAGCCTTTCGTTAGTATTACCGCAAGACTATGTTAACTATGTACAATTGTCTTGGGTTGATGGCTCTGGCGTAAAGCATATAATATACCCTACAACACTAACTTCTAATCCTACTAATCTACCACTTCAAGATGCTAGTGGTATACCTACACAGGATTTTTATGGTAATTCATTACAAGCTACACAATCTTTAGTTAATGGAAGGTGGAAATCTGCTAACACTAATAACACAAGTGGAAATTCAACTTTAGCAGAGGTAAATAGTAATGCTAATGTATTTGATTGGTCTTGGTGGAAAATGGCTTATGGTCAAAGATATGGTTTAGACCCAGAAGTTTCACAAAAAAATGGATGGTTTACTGTAGATGAAAGACGTGGTGTATTTGCTTTTAGTAGTGATCTTGCTAATAGATTAATAACTTTAGAGTATATATCAGACGGATTAGCTTACGATGAAGACACTAAGGTGCCTAAGATGGCCGAGGATGCACTATATGCTTACATGACGTATAATATAATAGCCTACAGGCCAAAGACGCCAGAGTACATAGTTCAAAGATTTAAAAAAGAAAAGTCAGCAAAGTTAAGAAATGCTAAAATAAGATTAAGTAATATCAAGCTAAGTGAGTTTACTCAAGTAATGAGAGGCAAATCTAAGTGGATTAAACATTAAAATTAAATGGCTAAAGCACAAAATACTTTTATCAAGTCTAAAATGAATAAAGACTTAGATGATAGAATATTATCTAAAGGCGAATATAGAGATGCTCAAAACATAAATGTAAGTAAGTCTGAAGGATCTGATGTTGGTGCATTAGAAAATGTTTTAGGTAATTTAAATATAAATTCTTTTACATCAGGCATAGATGGTGCTGTTATAATAGGTAATCTTATGGATTATACTAATGACAGAATATATGTTTTTATCACTAATTACACAGACTCATCATCAAACTCTTTAGATAATTACGCACCAGCAGGAGCTTACTGCGCTATAGCTGTATATGACTTAAATAGTGGTCAATCATTAGAGTTAGTTAAAGGTAGTTTTTTAAACTTTTCTACTACACACTTGATTAACGGAATTGATCTAATAGAAGAGTTGTTATTTTTTACAGACAACAGAAATCAACCAAGAAAAATAAATGTAACTTTAGCTATAAACGCAGTTGAATCTAACGCTACAGCTTATCATTATACTACAGAAGATCAAGTATCTTTAGCTAAGTACTATCCTTACAAAGCTCCTCAACTATACAATAACTTTACAGTTAAAAGCGCTCCTTCATCAGCGGGTACTGTGACTCCCGCCGCGGGTAGCGTAACAACTAGTGCTGAAATTCCTGTAGGTGCAACTTCAATACCTGTAAATGCTATTACGACAAATGTATTTGTAGGTATGATCATTACTGGAACTAGTAGTATACCAACTAACACTG